ATATCTTTTAAGTCGTCTATTTCACTGGGTCGAACCACATAGAGGACTCCTCCGATCTCTTCCCATGTATAGTTTCGGAACTTACCCCAGTGATAATTGAGGCCTCTGAATCCCCATCTTTGGATATCAGTTACGGCAACAAGAGGATGTTGATCATATGTAAGTTTAGGAGTTTTTGCAGTGTATATGAAAGTATAATACTGTCCTACATCTGGAACTACTTCTACATCTTTTAATGTATCCATGATAAGAAGCATCATATCTTCAGGATCACTCATCTCCTTTAATTCATCCATGATAGGTGCTATCCTGTTATCACCTACCTGTTGTTCATATTGTTCAAAGTAACCTTCTAATTCATCTGCCATGATATATTCCTAGTTCTTGTTCAGTAATAATTTTAAATTCAATTTTTCTATCATTACAAAACTCTTGTGCTGCTTTCCATTTAGCCGTGTTAACAGCATATGTTTTGCATTCATAGAGATATGATTGAGTCACCTTTTTTCTTTTTTTAGGAGGTCGAGTTTGTTTCTTGGGTTTTACCTCAATCACATAAGTTTTAATCTCACCTGTGCTTTCTTTGACTTTGATAAGAAAGTCTGGATAGTAACGATGAAACCGATTATCAACAGGAGAGACATATTTAATAAAAAATTCTTCACTTGCCCACTCAAGAATATTCTCATTCAAATCGCAGTAGTTACAAAATTTGGTTTCCCAAGTACTACGACATATAATATTGTTTGGATTCCCCTTGTATTTTTTGGGAAAAGAGGGTCTGAATAAACTCTTTTTACTTTCTCCCATTATACATACTATATCAGTAGTAGTATTTATAGGAATATGGTCACTCCAAGACCGCAAAAGAAAGTATTAGCAGATTTAAAGGCATCTATTTTAAATCCTGCACTTACTTCGCATTTTCAATGTTGGTTCTATCCTCCTTCTGCAGTAAGATCACTTTTACCTACAGGAGAAGTACAGGATGATCGAATGTGGTCATTATCATGTGCAGAAGCTGGATTGCCTGGTACATCATTAGCTACTCATGAATTAACGAATGATCATACGGGCATAACAGAGAGGCATGTATATAGAAGACAATATGATACAACTTCTTCATTTACGTTCTATGTAGATCATGATTATAAGATTATTAATTTCTTTGAGAAGTGGATTGGTTATATTGTAAATGAAGGTTATGATCATCTCCAAGATGATGATAATGGAGTCTCTGTTTTAAATCCAAGTGCTGATAATTATTTTTATAGAGTTAATTTTCCTAATTTATATCAGACCTCTATTTACGTTAAAAAGTTTGAGAAGGATTATAATAGAGTGTTAGAATATAAATTTTTAAATGCTTATCCCATTAGTATTAATACGATGCCTGTAACTTATGAGGCATCTCAGTTATTGAAGTGTACAGTTAACTTTAATTTCTCTCGTTATTTGGTAGAGACCATGAATAATACTCCTGATGTAGTATTGTTTGATGGTCCTATTAATGAGAATGGAGTAACTAATAATGCAATAACTTTAAACGTTTAATAACCACGCTAAATAAAACACACTGAACTCTTTGTAAGATATTATGCCATTACCAAAGATTGCGACCCCGACGTATGAGTTGGAATTACCTTCGACACAAAAACCTATACATTATCGACCATTTTTAGTTAAAGAAGAAAAACTTTTAGTTCTTGCTTTAGAAAGTGAGGATACAAAAGAAATAACAACTGCAATTAAAAATGTAATTAAATCTTGCATTAAAACAAGAGGAATTAAAGTAGAAACTCTTCCTACTTTTGATATTGAATTTTTGTTTCTTAATATTCGTGGTAAGTCGGTAGGAGAAGATATTGAAGTTAATCTTATTTGTCCTGATGATGGAAAGACACAGGTTCCTGTGACTATTAATATTGATGAGGTTCAAATTCAAAGAACCGAAGGGCATACTAATAAAATTAAATTAGATCCAACTTTAATGATGGAAATGAAGTATCCCTCTCTTTCTGAGTTTATTAAAAATAATTTTGATTTTAAGGAAGAAAATGTAATGGATCAATCTTTTGAAATGATTGCTTCTTGTATTGACAAAATTTATAATAAAGAAGAAGTATGGGCCGCTGCAGATTGTACTAAGAAGGAAATTAGTACTTTTTTAGAATCCATGAATTCATCTCAATTCAAAGAGATTGAAAAGTTCTTTGAGACAATGCCTAAACTTTCTCATAAGGTGAAGATTACTAATCCTAATACAAATGTAGAAAGTGAAGTGGTAATGGAGGGGTTATCCAGTTTTTTCGGTTAGCTCTAGTCCATATGGATCTAGAGAGTTACTATAAACTGAATTTTTCTTTAATTCAGTACCATAAATATTCATTAACGGAGATTGAAAACTTGATCCCTTGGGAGAGAGACATTTATGTTGAATTACTTCGATCACATCTTGAAGAAGAGAAACTAAAACAACAGCAGCAAGCATCATCTTAATGGCAGTAGCAGCTAAACCAGAAATTTCAAAAATTCTACTGGATCTAGGAATAGAACCAGTAGATGTTTATGCTGTTGATAATGCAGAGAAAACTTATACTGCTGCATTAGTAGAAGGTATTAATACTCTTGAAGTTGCTAATAAAGGAGAGAGTACAAGATCAAAAATATTAAGAGATGAACTCAAAAGAATAAGAGAGAAGAAAAGAAAAGTAAGGGCAAGTAAATTATTTGCTAAGAAATCAATAATACCCACAAAGAGAATAAACCCTCAATCATTATTACCTGTTTCTGCAGATACCACAGAAAAAAAATCAGAAGGGTTTGCGGTACTTACTAATGCCGTCAATGGAATTATTAATATTCTTAAATTGGGTAATAAGCAAGATAAAAAAGAATTTGAGATAGACCAAAAAGAAAACCAGAGAGAAAGAAGAGAGAAGAGAGAGAAAGCATTGGAGGCAGGAGCAGGAGCATTAAAAGCAGCCGCAGGTGTAGGTAAAAAGATAGTATCTACTTTAATTTCTCCTTTTAAAGCAGTTTGGGATACCATAATTAATTTTTTAAAGTTTGTGGTTGGAGGATTTTTGATTAATAAGGTTTTTGATTGGTTTTTAGATCCCGCAAATAAGAAAAAAATAAATTCTATTGGAAGATTTTTAAAGGATTTTTGGCCTTCCCTTGTAGTTTTTGGAGCATTATTCCTTACTCCTTTAGGTGGAATAATTAAAGGTTTACTTTCGTTTGTAGCATGGGCAATTCCTTGGTTGGGGAGACTTATTGCTAGGAATCCTCTTTTAGCAGGGGGAATTCTTCTTGGTGGATTAACGGTTGCTCAACTAATGAAGAAAATGGAGGATCAGCAAAACCAGATATCGCAAGAATTTGAGCAAAGAAGATCTGCAGGAGAATCAAATATTACTAGAGAGCAAGTAGAAAGTGAGTATTTCAAGAGAAATGGAACCATATTGGGTAATCTTTCAGGAGGAATACTTAATAATATGGTGAATCCTTTATCTAGAGCATTTTCTACTGGAGGAAAAGTAAGTGGTCCTCCTCATAGTAGAGGGGGAATTGATATAAATGTGGAAGGTGATGAATATGTTGTAAATAAAAAGAGAACTGCTATATTAGGGCCTATTCTTGATTGGTTAAATTTTGGGGATTTGAGTAAACGTCCTCGTGAAACCACTTTTAGTGGAGATAGTAGGGATGTGAGTAACCGTCCTGTTATGACCACTCCGATGGGTTTTCCATCTTTTCAGGATACAAGATTCCTAGATTTGTTTATAAATTTTTTAAAGTCAGCGAAGATGGAGGATGAAGGAATGTCATCCTCTGTTTCTTCTAATACCTTTAATAATTCTACTGTTTCTTCTACTCCTAAGACTGCGAGTATGGGAAAAAAATCCCTTAGAGTTCCTACTCCCACTCCTCCTTCTCGACAAATTACAGTTATAAAGGATACTGAAGTTTTACCTCCTATAACTCAAGCATCTGCTCGACAAGGAACGGATGGAAAAACTCTTCCTACTTTTAATATAATGAGTTCTTCGTCTCATAGATTAGTTACTTTAATAGCATTGGATCTTGACTAATGGCCATAAAATCACAAAAACTTCTTCCTTCTGCTGAAATAAGAGTATCTAAGAAAACTATTTCTACATCATTCTTGCGTGAATTAAAACCAGAAAAACCGATTGAGATTGGTAAAGTATCCAAGAAAGACTCTTTGGGTAAAAAATTTGGAGTAATATTTGATTTTCTAAAGAAAGAATATAAACGGGATAGAAAGTCTTGGTTTAGAGATAGAAAAAGAAAACAAGAAGAAAGAAGAAAGAAAAGAGAGGAGGAGTTAGAAAAAAATAAAGGAAAATCTAAAATTGGAAAAGGTATTAGAGCAGCTCTTCCTCTTAAAAATATCTTTGATTCTATTGGTAATTTTCTTTTGTTTTTGGCAGGAGGATTTCTACTTAATAAGATTTTCGATTTTCTTCCTCAATTAATCAAAATAGCGGAGAAATTAAGACCTATAATTACGGGGATTTATAATTTTGGAAAGTTTATAGTAGAGAGTGTGATTGGATTTATTGAGGCAGGTTATGATATTCATGATTCACTTAGACAGAAAGTTGAAGATTTGGGTGGAGAGGAAGCAGTTGAAAAGTTTGATAAATTTGCAGGGTTATTTAAGAAGGTAATTAATGGTGCAATCATTATGGCAATGATTTCTACTTTAATGCCTAGAGGTCCAAGAGGAGGGAAAAAATTCTGTCCTCCTTGTCCCTGTCTGGATTTGGTTCCCCAACCATTTAGGGTTCCATCAACTATAATAATTCAACAACCTAAACCAATAGATGTTACTGTACCAGGAGGTGAACCAGCAGGGCAACCATTTTTTGATCCAAATTCTATAAATATTCCAAATTTTGGAGACGTGTGGGATTGGCTTAAAAATTTACTTCCAGGTAAAAAACCAGCACAGATACCTGGTGATGTTGACACACCTGTAATAGACCCTGTTAAAGATCCCGTTATAGATTGGGGTTCTCTTGCTAAGTCTCCTCAACTATTATATCAATTCGTTAAGGCAAATTCGGGTCAACTCTTACTTGATCCTGAGATAGTAGCTACTTTGATTGCTGCTGGAGTATTAACACAAGTTGACGGTCCTTTATTACCTTTTGGTGATGCTGCTGGTTTTAATCTGGCAGCAGCTTCTATAATTCTTAAGTTAAAAAAACTTAACAAACTTCGTCTATTAGTAATTCCTGCAGGTGCTGCACTATTGAGTCGAAAGACTGCTACTGCATCTGAATTGCAGAGTGTTGATGATGAAACTCCAACCAAGAAAATGGAAGTCATTGGAAAACCAATTACTCAATGGTATGATTTGGAAGGTGAATTTGATTATAATGTACCTATGCTTATTTTTGAAAAAACTAAACTCCAAACTATAATACAACAAGAATAGAATTATGAGAAAAGATAGAAGCTTTACATTTAAACAGTTTGAGATTAAGTCTAATATTGATGGCAAAACAGTAGACTTAAGAGGATCTGGTAACCCCGTTATTGAATATCGTGAAAGTATTTTTATGCCTTATGTTGAAATAAGTGCATATATTATTGATACTGGTAATACTTTTCCTGCCGATGATGGAACTGATGCAGGTGTAGGATTATTGGATGCTGGATTTGGTCAAGGAACAGAAACTATTAAATTTAAACTTGCGGATGAAAAGGGTCATGTGATTGATTTAAGTAAAGATAGTGATTTAAGAGTGGCTTCTATAAAGGGTGATTATCAAGCATTTAAAAATCAAAGTTTTTTAATGACTATTGTATCTAAAGAAGCATTTGATAATACTTTACTTAAAAATAGAGTTGGTGGTGGAGAAGAAAAGACGGATATAAAATATAGTGGAAAAATATCTAGTATTGCAAGATCCATTATAAAAGAGAATTTAAAATCTCCAAAAGCACAATCAATGAATGTTGATGAAACTTTGAATGAATATAATGGATTTGGGCAAGATAGAACTCCTTTTGAGATGATTTTAGATCTTCAGAAATTAGCCATTCCCAATGTTCAAACATCGAAAGGTAAGAGTGCCAAAGGAAATACTGCTGGATACCTTTTCTTTCAAACTTCACTTGGTTATCAATTTAGATCTTTAGATAAACTTTTTGATCTTACGTATAAAACTGTTCCAAGATATATTGAAAATAGTAGGGCAGATGAAGGTGTACCTATAGGTTATGATGGTAAAATTTTATGGTCTAATATATCTCAGAGTGTAGATGCATTGAGTCAATTTGAGAATGGTGCATGGGCATCTAAGATATATGTTTTTAATGATGTAACCAAAAAAGCAGATATAAAAACTCTTCAATCAGATGGAAAAGGAAACGGAATTACGGCAGGAAGACATTTACCAAAAATTAATAAGGATTACTTAGATAGTGATGGTAAACCTTTACCCACTCAGAAACAAATTGTGAGACAAGCAGTAGGTCAAACTGTGAAAGGATTTGACAGTATAGAGAAACAGGTTGAAAAAACTGATCAAATCAATTATAATAATGAGGAAATAATCTTACAGGCACACCAGAATTACCGACAAAAAATGAATACATCTGTTGAAATTATTATTGAAGCTGATCTTAGTTTAAATGCAGGAGACTTAATTTATTGTGAGTTTCCTGAACTTTCTACCAAAGTAACTACTGTGGGAAGTAGAACTAGGAAAAGTGGTATATATATGATAGCAGATTTATGTCATTATGGTGATGTGGGTAATTCATTTACTGGTCTGCATTTGGTAAGAGATGCTTATGGAGCTAAACCTGAACAGACTCAACAGGTACAAGCATTAGCAGATGATAGTGGGTATACACTTGCTGACGCTACAATTATTGCTGGTGGTGGATTTGTAGAAACTGTGATAGAATAAATGAATCCAGTGTATAATAAATACCAACATAAGGGATTACTTTTATGACAACTAACACTCCAGAACACGATCTAAATCATGAGGTTTATATTGATCCGAAGGATCATAAAGAACATATTAATCATGGTATGATTGAATACTCTGAAGAAGATCTAAAGATGCACAATGATGCCTTTCATGCACATAGTGATGAAGAGGTAGATAAGAATGATGCAAAGATCAATGACTGGCACACAAGGCATGAAGATAAGCACCTAGAAGTTTATTGTGATAATCATCCAGATTCACTTGAATGTAGAGTATACGACGACTAATAAATGGAATCCCTCAATCAAAAAATAATAAAGAGGAAAACTGTATATGAGAATACTCGTAAGGGTACTCTCAAGTTGGCTCAGATTGCCGATAATTCAAGTTATCGTAAAAGTCTGCAGCAAAAGAAAGGACAGAAGAAAAGAGGGGGTTATGCGATTCCCAAATATAAGATTAGAATATTAGGAGAGCACAGTGGGAGTCTTCCCTCTCAGGCATTACCTTGGGCTAACCCTCCACACTTTAGTGGTACTAACCCTATGGTTAGCACAGGTAATCCCTTCTTTCCGAAGAGTTCTTGGGTATATGTTTATTTGGATGAAGAGAGTAATGAATATTTTATAGATAGACCTTCTCCTAATACAGTATGTCAACAATCTCCTGAGGAAAGTGGATTTGAGGCAGGAGATAGTTATCTCTTAATTCCTGACACCATGTATAAGGGTACAGGAATTCCTGAATGTGCAACGGTTTTTAATTCTCAGGTAGATGCTGAAATCGATGAGAAACAAGATAATACACAACAAATTCTTTTTCCTACATGGTGTGATTCTAGGAAAGGTGAATCTACGGGACCAGGCATTCAACTTGAAGTTGAAAAGACAATCAAAATAAGTGAGAAATTAAAAAATGCAGTAAAACCTCTTGCTGATTTTCAAATTGCAATTGATAATGCTAATAAAAATTTAGTAGGTGTAGGAGATACACGAGGATTTTTTCAGGCATTAAGACAGAATGATGTAAGCATTCAAAGTTTTAATAATACTATAGCCATATATCAAAAAAATCTTGCTAAGTCATCAAAACAAATAGCAGGTTGGATTTCTAATATATTGGTTAAGGTAAAAGAGAAGATGCTTAGAAAATTGAGTCTTGCAGGAAATATTGCAAAGGGTGTTGCTCCAACTTCAGGTAGATTCGTAACGAATGATCTTTGGAATAAAGCAATGAAAGCACTCGCATGTGCATTCAATAGATTATTAAAATTTTTACCTGATTTAGTTTTAAAAGCACTTTCATCTTTCCTTGGTAAAGCTATAAATGCTACTTCGTGTTTGGTAGAGAATTTTATTGGTGGTTTTATTGGTCAACTCTTAGGGCAATTAAGTGGATTAATAAATGGAGTGTTTAAAGGGGTTAGCAGTGCATTATCTAAACTTTCAGGTGCTATTGGTGGAGCACTGGATCTTGTAGATGCAATAGGATCTACTTTAGACAGTCTTTTAAGTATTTTTGATTGCGAAATTAAATATTGTGTAGGTGAGGGTAATGTCATTAAATGGAGTATTGTAGATGGTCCTAAACCTGAGAGAATTACATTAGATTTTGCTTCTATCTTTAGAAAGGCAAAGGATGTAGGAAAAAAGTTTGAAGCTCTAACTGATGTCCCCGAAGATATTACTAATTATCAATATAATTTTGATGTTGATGATGGATTAAAAGAAATATTTGATAAATGTGATGCAGGCCCTATTTTCTGTGGAGTTCCTAGTGTTGTTTTCTGGGGTGGTGGTGGATCAGGAGGATCGGGAAATCCTGTAATATCTGTAACTGGCGATCTTCTTGGAATAGATGTTATTACTTCTGGTAACTACACATCTGCACCTTTATTTGATGTTGAGGATCCTTGTGGTAATGGTAGGGGAGGTACAGGAACTGTTATTATAGGCCCTATAACAGGAATTGGAACAGTTGGTGTTGGTACTACTGGTGGAATAGGTGGTGATCTGGGTGAGTTAGATGATGATGATATAACAGGAGGTCAGTTTGGTCAGGGTACATCAGGAATAGGAATTACTCATTATGTAACTGTCCATGATTTAACACCTGCAGGAATAGTTGGTTCAACTGACAATAGATTCTTTATGGATGGTAAACAACAACAGACTCTTACATTTGAAAGAGGTAATACTTATATTTTAAATCAGGAAGATGAGTCTAATGAGGGTCATCCACTTAAACTTTCTAGAACAAAGGGAGGAAAATGGGAAGGTGGTAGAGAATATACCAGAGGAGTGACAATAGATGGTATTCCTGGTCAAGGAACATCAGATACGGACACATCTTACACCCGATTAGTAGTTAATAATAATACTCCTAATACTTTATATTATTATTGTGATAATCATCCTAAGATGGGTGGAGTAATTAATGTAATACCCCTTACAGATGAAGATGATGGAGGAGATGATGATGGAACAACCACAACCACTGGAGGAACTACAACAACCACTGGAGGAACTACAACAACCACCACATCATCTGAAGGACGCAATGCATCATTGGTAGTTTCTGCTGTTAATAGTAATGGTGGTATAATTGCTGTTAAAAATCTTAAAGGAGGTACGGGATATAATGAATGTATGGCTAATGTTACTACTCATGGAGGTTCAGGAACGGGATTTACAATAAGGATTGTAAAGACAAGAGGAGGATCTATCATAGCGATTTCTATTAATAGTAAAGGAACTGGTTATCAAGTAGGAGATATTCTTACTATTATATCTCGAACCACAACCATCACTGGAGGAACCACAACCACCACCACAGAACAAACCACTACCATTACAACTGGTATTACTAAAGTTCTTATAAATTCATCGGGATATGGATATCTTCCAGCACCTGATGGATCTTTAGGTGGTATGAATAGAACATGGGCCAATAGATGTCAAACGATAGTTCAAAGAAAAAGTCTTGATTGGGATTCTCCTTATTCTGAAGGTGATGTAATTACATTATATTCTGGTGATTGGGTTCAACTTCCTGGTAAATCTAAAGTTTATATTGATGAGAATTTTGATGCAAGTAAATTACCAGGAGCACAGATTACAGGAGTGAGTAGTTATGTTCCTAAAGATATGACTGATTTTCCTCTTACAGATAAAACAGGAAACACATCAACATTAACTTCAAATTTAAATTATAATTTTTCCACTGCAACCCTCATACCTACTTTTGCTCCTGATGGTTTATATGATTGGCAAGGTCAAGGACCAACAGGAATAGCACGTAGTGATTCTACCAATCCTGATGTTAATGCTACTATAGCAGATTGGAATTTTTATTTAAATGGAGAATATTTAGGATTATTCCAGCAAAATGAGTATGCTGAAGTTCCTCAAATTAGAATAGGTGATATTGCATATAGAGTAGGAACTCCAAGAAGTTATATTGTAACTGATCCGTATGCTAATCAGATACCTTGGGTACGGACTGCTGATGTTTTGCGTCCTACTAGTTGGGTTTTAACTGATTCTCAAGGATGGGCTTCTTTCTTGAAAAATTATGGAGTTTATCCTGCGACCACTGATCCACAATATGGTGTGTATGGAACAATGAGTGCCACATGGAGAGTTGCTACTTTTACTCCAGGCATTTATACATTTGAAATGCAAGCAGATAATGTTGGAACTATTTACATGGATGGGCAAAAATTAGGATCAACGCAACCTTATGCTGGCCATAATCGTTTTACTGTTTTTAATTTTCAAACTGCTAGTTTAGAACCTCAGATTCATGAAATAAAAGTTGAGGTTGAAAATTATGTTCATAGAGATGGACTTGTACGTCCTTTTGAAACAAACCCTGCTGCAGTTGCATGGGTGTTAAAAGATCCATATGGAGCTATTATAAAAACTTCATTGGATCAATATGGAGTGGATGAGAATTACACTGATATACTTTATGGTTATGAGAGTTATTTTAGTATTGAAGGATATAATATAAAAGAGGAAGAGGAAAAAATTATAGGAGAGGTGTTTGATTGTGAAGATGATTATAAGAGAGCAAGACTTTTAGGATTCACTGATTGTGATATAAGAGCATATCTTGAAGCAAATCCTGACATAATATTAGATGCATGTATGCGAGGAAAATTGGATGATGATAATTGGGGAAGATGTGATGGAGATTTAATGGTTTCTGTTACTGCACCTGGATGTCCCAAAGATCCTTGTCTTCCTAACAATACTTATCCTGTTATTGTATGTCTTGATGAAATTATTATTGAAAATCCTGGTTTTGGATTTGATTGTTGTAAGGACACAGTAAAAATTGAACCTGCTAATGGTGCAAAAGCAGAAATTGTAGAGTGTAGAGATGGGCAACTTATCAGAATTAAAGTCATTGATTGTGGTGCAGGATTTACAGAACTTCCTGAGATTTCTATAAATACTGAAACAGGATTTAATGCTATTCTTAAACCTATTATGAAATTTCACAGATCTGAACATGGAGGAACAACTTTTTCTGAAGGTACTCCTGTAATTCAGGTTGTTGATTGCGTTGGAAAAGTTGTTTAATGGCTAAATATAATACTTATAACCACTTAGAGTTTAATAATACCGAGGGTGGATTATTTTGCACTTATACTAATAAGAATGGAGCAAAAGTTGCTGCTGGTCTTCGACGTATTTTTCCTTCTTACGGTACAGCGACTGCACAAAGTATAGAATTAATTGAAGCAGGCCCTTTAGAAGGATCCATACTTGCTCAAACTCCCAAGTCGGTTGTGATTTCATGTGGAGAAATTCCTCCTGGTACAACTGTCAACCAAAATGGAGTTGCGGGTATATGGCATGCTGCTAATGGAGATCTTATTCTATCTGCTCCCAACGGATCTGTAAGAATAATTTCCAATGACATTCAACTTATTGCTCATGGAGATCCTAGTGAATCCACGGATCGAGGACATGTGAGTATGCATGCTACAGGAGATATAAGAACTTCAAGTGATAATATAAAAATGAAGGCAAACACGGATGTGGCTGTTTCTGGAGAAAGTAATGTTCTTCTAGTCAGCACTAATCAACTGACACTTGGGGGTGAAGTAAAAGTTGATGAAGGTCATGATCCAATAACTGCATTAAGTACTTTTGGTTCTGGTAGTAAAACTCCATTCCAATGGGCAGAGATGATTGAAAAATTTGTTAATGGTCTTAAATCCGCAGTATCATGATGGGAGGTATTAATTAAATGGACATTCAAGATATTCATGTTGGAAACCAATTACATGTTTCTGCAGCAATAGATTCACTTTCACCTCTTTCACCTAATATAAGAGATCCTGTTTGTTTAGGAATAGGTGGTGCTACTATTCCAGGATCTATTTTTGCTAATGGAGTTGTTTTAATAGGGAGTCCTCTATCTTATCCTGGAATTCCCGAAGCATCATTGATGGTTTCGAGAGCTAGTCTTGCTGCTAATCCCACTGCGGCTGCTGTACCATCTATCTTTAAGGTAACAACCAAAGCAAACATTCCTCCCAATCCTTTGGATGTGATGATTGGGGATCCTGGTGTGGGAATGGTGGGAATGACCCTGAATACTGCGATGATTAATATCGTTGATTCTGTGTCAATAAACATCGTAACTCCTAATCGAAGTTCTGCTGGTAACAAAATTCATGCAGGATCATCTCAACAAAATGGTGCAGAAGTTGATAATGGTGCATTAGTTAAAAATGGAACTACTGTTAAGAATGATGTTGGTGTTGATAATGGTACGAGAATAGTAGCATCAGTAGTATCAGCTCCTCTTTTTAAAGGAAAAATATTTACAGGAAAAGCATTAAAGGATAAAGGATTTGATATTGAACATCCTACGAGGAAAGGAAAGAGAGTAAGACATATTTGTGTGGAAGGCCCAGAATCTGCCATCTATATAAGAGGTAAATTAAAGGGAACGCACATCATTGATATACCAGAGTATTGGCAAGGACTGGTAGACTATGATACAATTACAGTAAATCTTACACCATGCGGAAAACCTGATTTGTCTTTATATGTAAAAGAAATTAGGGATGATAAAATTATTCTTTCTTCAGATCATTTGACACAAGTAGAATGTTTTTATCAGGTATGGGGCAATAGAATTGGTCCAGAATTGCATGTTGAGTATGATGGAGAATCTCCAGCAGATTATCCAGGTGATCAGTCAGGTCATTCAATTGCTGGTTATACTTATGATAAGGAGGAAGCATAATGTCATTAACAACTGAAATGCAAGGAAAGATATATGCAAGTCTTGATGATGGATATAAACAAGTTAAGTTCTTTCAAGACCAAGTTGTAATATTAGATGATGACAAATCGGATTGGGATAATGCTATCTTTAAAGTAGATAGTGAATTATTTGGAGAAATTCAGATTGTTAATAGAGCAATTGATGATGTAAAGGATGCATATCAGGATCATTTTACAGGGGTAACCTCTTGTCGATCAGATTTAATCTGGGTAGCTACTAATCATAATACCTCTCCTACCCCCAGTCTTTGGAATTTTGTATGTGTGAAGTTGAATGAGAATGGTTATACTGCGATGATGAATCAGCTGGCAGAGGATTTTCCAGGTGGAAATTTAGTAGGTGTTAATAGTGAATTTTTCTATTATTTAAATCCTGCAACTGGACTAACAACTACTTCACCTACAAATGCGGTCACTGGTGCTGAACAAGGAACTACTAATTCATACACTCATGATGCAGATACATTTAGATTTGGATTTGCACCTAAGAATTATTATGGATTGAAATATTATGTTGATCCATACCAATTAGATATTGGAGATACCTTTGTAACAAGTTTTATTGGAACTGTCAATTCAGGATCCAATCAATTAACAGTAATGAGTCCTGTAGGATCAACGGGTCAAGATCCATCAGTATCTCCAATATATCAAACTGGTCAAATTGTAAGGTGTGATAAGGAGGGAGTTTTTACCACCACCACTAAAATTATTGGTATTAATACGGGAACTGCTGATCTTGCTCAAATTCCTACAACTGGTGCTGCTGGTGTTGTAACTACTAATTCTTCTACTGTTAATATTCTGAGTCTGGATATTGTGGCAGGTGCTGGTGTATCTGCTTTTGAATCAATATCATTCAGTATTCTTGATAATCCTACTACAGGCCCTGTGGGTGTTATTAGTGATGTAACGTCCAATGGTGAAGTATATAAAGTAAATCAAAAATATCATGCTGTTCCTAGCACTTCTAATTTTAGTGGAGAAGGTGCAACATTTTCTGTATTTACGAATGCCAGTGGAGGAATTGCTACGGTAGGAATATCCACAACTACTGGTGGTGTTGCTATTGATATTATTGGTGCTGGTGGATTAGGTTATTCAAATGGAGATACCATTACAATTGCTGGAACTTCGATTGGAATGGGAGCAGGTACTACTGCTAATGATTTATCCTTTACAGTTAAAACCATACAGGATGGAAGATTTAGATATGGATTTATTTTGCATGATAATCCTGTTCATTGGCCTAAACCAAGGGATCCTCAAACTGTTGGAATCATGCAAACTGCCAATCTTGGAATTGGAGGGAGAATCTCCTTAGATAATTCAGGAGATCCTAAAGGATCTCAAAGTTGGGATCCTGAATTAAATGGTTATGAGGTTCCAATGGATCCTAGTAATCCTACAGTGTTAACTAGGGTGGATCCTCCTACTGTGGGTGCAGATAAATCTTATTGGAAAGTAGGATTCCAAACTGCCCCTACTCCTAATAATGGTACGGGTATCTTAGCTTATGAAGGACAGAGTGTAAACAATGTTGAAAATAATGCTTTGGGTGCTTTATTGAGCACATTATCTGCATGTTCTTCAGATTCAAATACAAATATTTCTAATGCTCTTGGAATATTAACCACAAGAGAGGCTTCTTTTACTGACGAAGATGGTAGAAATAACTTGTTAGTCGATGCAACAAATGCATTGCGTGAGGAAAGAAATGATTTGTGTATGAGAATATGGGGTAATAGGACTGCCATAGGAGATTTAAATAATAAGATAACAAGATTTGAAAGTTTAAGAGGATTTATAAATATGGAAACCATTGAGGACATCATAGAATGAGCGATTCTTTAACATTACATGGTAGAACCCAGAAGAAACTAATTAATCTTCCAGAGGAATGGGAGGAGTTAGTTGATCTATCTACCGTGACAGTCCACCTTACAGAGGTAGGAGCAAAGCAAAATCTGATCGTAAAAAGAGTACAAGGCCTTGAGGTTCATTTGCAGAGTCAAGGAATTCCTGTAGACTGCTATTATATGGTCGTTGGTGACCTGCTTGACAAAGAGAAGTAGATCTGGTATACTAGATAGACCATTATAAGGTTTACAATGGAAGACGATTGCCTCACCAGTTGTGTTGTGGATACACTTCAACGTAAAGTACACCTATATTCAGATGAAGGAGAGGCAAGAACAGTAGAGTGTGAGACTGTAGAAGAGTTTATGAATGTGTTGCATTTTGTACGTGAGAACTGTCCAGAGGATATGCTTTCATATACCAATCCTTAGTCTGATAAATAAGTCATAATAGAACTTATCGTGCAAATAAGATGCCTCTCAGTCGTCTAGATAATTTCCTCAAGAATGTTCGTGGCAATATTCTGTATGTAAATCCGAATGATTTGGATGCGACAGATAGTATTGAGAATCAAGGAAATTCATTAACCCGTCCATTTAAAACCATTCAGAGAGCTCTTGTTGAAGCATCTAGGTTTTCATATCAGAAAGGTTTAGATAATGATAGATTTGGTAAAACTACCATTCTTCTTTATCCTGGTGAACATATTGTAGATAATAGGCCTGGATGGATTCCTGATGGGGCAGATAATTATAAATTAAGAAATGGTACTACGTCAGATAATTTCCCTGCATGGTCTCTTACAACCAATTATGATTTAAGTACAGACGATAATGCTCTGTATAAGATGAATAGTGTCTACGGGGGTGTGATTCTTCCTCGTGGTACATCTATTGTTGGTTTAGATTTAAGAAAGACAAAGATAAGACCAAGATATGTTCCTAATCCTGAGAATGATAATATTGAGAAGTCTGCTATCTTCAGACTAACAGGTTCTTGTTATATTTGGCAGTTTACTATCTTTGATGGTAATCCTAACGGTTCTGTATATAAAGATTATACTGATAATAGATTTGTTCCTAACTTCTCTCACCATAAGTTAACAGTATTTGAGTATGCTGATGGTGTGAATGATGTTAAGATCGACGATGCATTTATTTCTGACTTTGATGCAGCAAGAACTGATCTTGATATGTACTATGAGAAGGTTGGTCTTGCATATGGACCTTCTTCTGGTAGAGAAATTGAACCAGATTATCCTTCATCAGGTCTTGATATTCAACCCAAGGTTGATGAGTATAGAATTGTTGGTCCTCTAGGTGGTACAGTTGGTATCTCTAGTATTAAGGCTGGAGATGGTTCTACCACTTCTACTGATATTACTGTTGAACTATCTACTGCTCTTTCTGGATTAGATGTAGATACAGCATTCCAGTTAGAAGGAATTACTGCAGATGGTTATAGTGGAGAGTATGTTGTTAGTGATGTTATTACTACAGACACAACAGGAACCACAGAGTTCAAGTATAAAGTATTAAATGCTCCTGTAAATCCATTACCAACTGTAACTGGATCGACTGTTAATCTTCAGATTGATACTGTTACTTCATCATCACCATATGTCTTCAACATATCCTTGAGATCTGTTTATGGTATGTGTGGTCTGTTTGCTGATGGATCAAAAGCAACAGGATTTAAGTCAATGGTTGTGGCACAATACACAGGTATTGGTCTACAGAAGGATAATAATGCCTTTGTGAAATATGATAAGGATAGTGGAGAGTATAAAGATAGCACGTTTGCAGGAAATGATAATATAAATTCAGATTCATTAGCAGTATATAAACCTTCTTATAGAAACTATCATATTAAGGCAAGTAATGATTCTGTTATTCAAATAGTATCTGTATTTGCGATTGGTTATTCACAGCACTTATTGGCTGAGTCTGGTGGTGACTTATCTGTTACTAACTCTAACTCAAACTTTGGTGCAAAATCATTAGTTTCGGAAGGATTTAAGAAAGATTCTTTTGCAAGAGATGATGTTGGATACATTACTCATGTCATTCCACCAAAAGAAATTGAAGCATCAACAATAGCAATCGAATATGATGCAGTTGATGTTAATACAACTGGATCTGCTGTTGGTGTAGGATCAACCAGCCGTCTATATCTTTATAATCAGACCAATGAAGATGTAAAACCAAGTAGTGTTGTAGAAGGATATAGAGTTGGTGCAAAGGAGAATGATAAGATAAACGTATTGATTTCTGATTCTTCAGGAACAACTAATCAGTATGCAGCACGTATTGTGATGCCTGATACTGAACTTTCTGATACTCAGGTTTCTTTCCAAAAGAAATTCACAGTTGGAAGATCAGTTGCTGGTATTAACAGTGTTGATAGTGAAGCAACCACAGATGCTACTTTTACTCTAACAGCAGATCATAACTTCATACAGGGTGAAAGTATTCGTGTCATTGCGGAGAATGGCCATCTTCCTGATAGATTAGATAATAATGCTGTATATTTTGCGATTACAACAGGAGTAAATGCAAATCAGATTAAGATTGCTCAGACATTAAATGATGCCAATAGTAGCACTCCTGTAGGAATAGCATTTAATGATAAGGGTGGTATTATTCATGTTGAAAGTAGAGTATCGGATAAGATTGCAGGAGATATTGGACATCCTATACAATATGATAGTGATCAAAGTCAATGGTATGTAACAGTTGGAACTGCTGCAACTGATAATGATATTTTCTCTACAATTGTTGGACTTGGATCAACCACTCTAGGAGAAGCAACTCCAAGAACATTTATTCAAAGGCAACCTGATACCAGAAATATTATTGATACGGTTTACAGAGCTCGTTATGTAATTCCTGCAGGTAGTGGAATTACATCTGCACGTCCTCCTGTAGATGGTTATATCTTAGCAGAATCAAGTGATGTAACAGGTGCAACTGATACTGAAGTCCAGACTTATTTTAGTCCTACTACAGTCAGTTTATCAAACAAAGATGAGCAAAGAAACTTTAGTTTCCTTGCAAATGCTTATTGGGAATCTAATACTGGTCATTATATCTCAGAACTTCCTCATGGTCTAAAGAGTGGATCTCAAGTTGAAGTTAAGAATATTGTTAGTTCTAACAACCCAGTAGGAACAGCAAATTCAGGATTCAATGGTACATTTAATGTTACTGGAATCACTAGTGCAAGAGAGTTCACTGTAACTATTAGTAGTAGCACTGGACCTGGAACAATGACTAATAACATTGATTCTAGAACTACTAGTCTTCCTACCTTTACTCAGAAGAAGTATGCGGGAACTTTCCAAGTCTATAGATCACAGCAAGTTCAAGAGTATATCTCTGGAAGTCAAGACGGAATATATCATTTACTCTTAGTCAATTCATCTAACAAACCAACTGCGAGTCCTTTCTCTACTGAAAGATACTCTCAACCAATTCAGAACCTTTATCCTCAACTTAATAGGGATAATCCTGTATCAGATCCTCAAGAGGCTTCATCTTATGCTGTTCCAACTCCTGTTGGTCAGGTTGTAGTTGATGAACTTCAGCATAGTGTTACCAAAGAAACTATTGATGAAGGAATATTTGATTGGAATATTGGTATGGGAATTACCGATCTTACTTCCAATACTGCTGGTACTGCTCATACTATCTTTACCACTATTAGT